CCTCGGGAGTCGGCCCCGGCCCCCGAGCCGGAGCCGACTCCCGAGGAGCCCCCGACCGTCTAAGGCGGTCGCCGGCCAATCCCTCGGGAGAAACCGAGCCCCCCGCGCTGAACGCGGGGGGCTCGTGCTATCTCGAGTGCCACGCGGTGTGGTAAAATGGGGGGGTTCCCGTTCCACGCTCTCTCAGGAGGATAGCAATGAGCAAGCAGGGCCGCATCGTCGACGCGTTGATCGACGGCTTCGCCGAGGGTGCCAGCACTTCGGTCACGGTCATGGTGCACGTTCCCGATTTCCCCGAGCCGATCCAGGTCGATGCGGACGGCCACGTGACCATCCCGGATGCGATGGTCGAACTCGCACCGAGCATCCGGCTGGATCTGCAGGCCATCGGCTGAGCCGGACCCCACGAGCCCCCCGTTCGCAGCGGGGGGCTCGTGCTATCCTGGTGGCACCCCACCGAGACGGTAGGAGACGCCGCGATGGCAGACGAAGATCCCCCGGCGAACCTGCCGGCCCGCCGCAGTGGTGCCCGGCACCGGTCCGGCAACGAGAACGGCAAGAGGGTCACCGCCAACGCCCAGGACCTGGCCAACAAACGCATTAGGGCGTTGGAGTTGCGGATTCAGGGTTGGACCTACAACCGGATCGCCCAAGAGCTCGGAGTCAGCTACCAGGTCGCGTACAAATACGTCACGGCGCCACTGAAGGTCCGCGAGGCCGAACTGATCCCGACCATGCGGGAGATCGAAGCCGCCCGGCTGGATGCAGTGCTTGAAGAGGCGTTCGGGACCATGGAGAAGAAGAAGGGTACCGAGCTCGCGCTGAAAGCCGCAGACCGGGTGATCCGGGCGGTTAGCACGCGGGCGGCGCTGTTCGGGCTGAACGCGCCAGTGGCAGTGAGCCTGACCGAGGCCACCCCGATCGCAGATGAGATCGCGCAGTTGATCAAGGCCGCTGAGGCGGCGAACCAGCGGACCCGGCAACAGATCATCGAGGGTGAGGTTGTAGAGGATGGCGACCGAGCAGCCTAGGTGGCCTCGCGGGACCCCTGTCGGCCCGTCTGGGCGCGGGCCGGGCGGTGGTAGGTTTCGTAGCGGACGCGACGCGCTGGCCGTCCCCCATGCCCCGCTCGAAGGTGTCACGACTGGCATCTTTGATCGTGGGTTCGCCGACCTGGACGAGGCTACGCAGGCGTTCATCGACTACCGTGGCGGGGGGTTTGCGCTGATCTCCGCTGCGGCGGCGGGCACATTGACTCATCCGGACTGGGCCGCTGAGCCGGAAACCAACATCCGAGCCAGGCAGCGGGCCGCAGCGATCGACCGGGTGATGCAACAGTCGCGCCTGCCGCATGGCATCGAGGTCTATCGGGGCAGTCGGGCTGAATACCTGTTTGGGCCGGTTGCGGACTGGCCGGACGACATGACCGGCAGGGAATGGGCTGGTCTGGGGTACATGTCGACTTCGGCCAACTCGGGGGTCGGCGAGCAGGTGGGAGCTCTACGTCCTACCCTCTTCGAGGGCGGCAGGTCGGCGATGGACTTTGTCGACCGGGCAACACAATTGGGGCAGACAGGCGGCCTGGTGCACATGACGATCCGGGTGCCGGCGGGTACCCCGGCGGTGCGACTGTCAGAGTGGGAACACGAGGCGGAGGTTCTGCTTGACAAGGGGCTGCGCTTCCGGGTGACGGCCGACAACGGATGGGAAACAGTCGAGTTGCGCGACGGGCCGGAACCGGTCCGGATGCTGGAGGTGGAGGTCATACCAGCTGACTGGGCTGGCCAAGCCTCGACTCGGCTGTCCGGGCGCACGGCCCGCCACGATGTTGCCCAGATGTCTGATGCCGAACTGGATCAGCGCGCACTCGAGGCCGTTCGCGTGGCGCGTGCTGCCCCCAGCACCCGCGACATCTACCGGTCCGGTGGGCCGATGACCGACTGGGACCCCGAGCGGACGGCATTGCACGAGAAGATCCTGCAGCGGGCGATGGCCCAGGCGCGCGGCGTGCCCCGGCAACGCCGCGCGATCATGGCCGGCGGGCTGCCCGGCGCCGGCAAGACCTCCGCGCTGGGCAATCTGGACGGGTACCTGCAGGTCAACCCGGACGCGATGAAAGATGAGCTGATCGCGGAGGGTGCAATCCCCGCCATCCCCGGCGCCGAACACCTGTCCCCAATGGAACTGAACCCGAGCTTCCACGTCGAGTCGACCTACCTGGCGGATCGGCTGCTGGAGATGGCGATGGCCAAGGGGTACAACGTGGTAATCGATGCCACGATGGGAGCACCGGACGCCCCGCTGGCCCGCTTGGCTCTGCTGCGGGAAGCCGGCTACGCCACCCGGGGGGTGTTCGTCGACGTCCCGGTCGAGGTCAGCATGGCCAGGGTCCAGTCCCGCTACCGCGAGGGTATGCGCCAGTGGGCGCGCGGCCAGGGCCACGGCGGACGACCGATTCCGGCGGATTTGATCGAGAGCCAACGGGGCGACAACTCGGCTGGCTGGACCCGCAACCGGGCGGTGTTCGAACACTTGGCTGCGCTCGGAGTGTTCTCCGGCTGGGATCTGTACGACAACTCCGGAGACGAACCACGGCTCGTTCGCACCACCGGCGTGTGACACCCCGCGTGGTATAATGGTGTGGGAGGCACAACATGGCGACGGTGAGACAGACGGTGCAGGCACTGGCGGCAGGCAAGATCAACCTTCGCCAGGCGGCGCAAACCCTGGCCGGCAGGGCCGACTGGGACCCGCCGATGCCGGAGCCGACCGAGGCCCAGCTGTACGGGCTGGAAGACATCGCCCCCCCGGGTGACAACAGCCCCGACCAGATCAACATGGTGCCTGGCCTGGAGCCCGACGAGCGCGCTGCCCTGTGGGCGGCGGTCCGTCATGGCTGACCAACAGCGCTGGCCGAAAGGCACTCCCGTTGCTCCGTCTGGTCGGGGGCCGGGTGGCGGACGGTTTCGGCCGGTGCCGCCTGGACATGTCCGGCTGTACCATGGACGTTTGCGCCCGCATTCTGGTGGGCGACTGCCCAGCAATCCGGTCGAGCTTGCTGCGGTTGTAGAAGCCGAATATGGTCTGCCACCTGGATCAGTCTACAGCCACGACCGATTTGCGGGCCAGCGTCATCGAGCGGACGACCCGCACTATTACGTTGCTCCCCGGGCAGATGCGATCGATTATGCCAAATACGGGGGGGAGGCTCTCGGGGATGCCCTACAGGCCGCCTTCTTCTTGTTGTACCCGGGCCGGGGGAGCGAGAAGACCTTAGATGGCAAGAGGTGGTTGTGGTCTGAGTGGGTGGAATCGCAGGTCTCCAAGTTTGGCGCGACAGAGCTAGAACAAGTCGATGTCCCCCATGAAGTGATCCGGGAGTACGACCAGTTCGGGTTCGACCAAGGCTATACCGACGTTCAGCCGGGAACACCTGGGTCCTGGTTGGGGGTTTACCCGGAGCCAGACGACGAACAGGGATGGCTAGACCGAACTTCCATTATGTCTTGGCCGGCGGGGATTGGCCTGACTCCTGCGCAGCGTAATCGAACGATTATTGAACGCGACATGGACTGGGCGCAGGAGATTAGTCGACGGTTGCCGGGGGGCGACCATGGCTGACCAGCCGAGATGGCCCCGGGGAACACCCGTAGCACCTGGGGGCAGGGGTCCGGGGGGCGGTCGCTTCCGTGGAAGACCTTTCCGGGGGTCGATTAACCCGGTAGATGCTGGTGAGGCGCTAGAACTACGAGATGTGGTTGCTGGCAGTGGTCTCCGGCAAGAGTACACGATGCGGGCACTGGCAGATTCAGCAGACATGGACGGCTGGGCCACGACCCGAGTGGCATTGAGCGAAGACGATGAAGTGGTTGGCGCGATCTCCACCAGTCCCTACAACCTGGGAGAGGATGCCCCACCGGTAACGTTGATCCACACTCTGGGTTCGCTCGCCCCCGGGGTGGGGACTGCGTTGGTGCGTGAAGCAATTGTCGAGGCCCAGCAAGCTGGGCACGGTGCAGTGTATGTCGAGCCCATTGCCGAATCAGAGGGTTTCTATAGGCGTCTCGGGTTTGTTGACGATCCCCTAGAGCTCGGCAGTCCTTTCTGGGGCATTCTGGCGGAGCATTTTGGTGACTGGCTGCGCCATATTGACTCGGACTGGGCCAACCAGGTCTCGGCGCGATTGCCCGGCAGTGACGACGACTGGTGGGCACAACAGCAGGACGTGGGCGACTTCCAAGTGGGGGAGACGGGGGCGATCGCCGACGAGGAGGACATGTCGCGGTTGTGGGCCTCGCCGACAGTGGAGGACGCCCTGCGGGCCTCCGCCGCAGGACATCCCACCACCGGGTGGTGGGACCCGCTGTGACAGCGGTGCTCGAGCCCGTCTTCCAGGTCGAGAAGATCACCGACCCGTACGACCCTCGGGTTAACTCGGAGAACTTCGACCTGCCCGGCTATCTGGCCCAGTTCGATCCCCGGCTGCTGAACCACCCGAAAGGCCGCCGCACCCTCACCAAGTATGACCCGCTGCTGTTCGCGATCGTATATCTGCGCAACCACATCATGACCGATGGGGTCGTGTCGTTCGCCGACCCGCACTTCGAGTGGGCAGCCCAGGCCCGGCAGTGGGTCCGGCCGAACGAGTTGAAGCAGGGCCGGCACGCCTACGTCGCCCCCCGCGACACTGGCAAGAGCACCTGGTGGTTCTTGATCCTGCCGATGTGGGCCGCCGCGCACGGGCACAAGAAGTTTGTCGCAGCGTTCGCCCACTCCGGCGGGCAGTCCGAGACCCACCTGCACGCGTTCCGGTCCGAGCTCGGGGAGAACCACCTGCTGCGGGGAGACTTCCAGACCCTGTGCACCCCGGCGCGCAAGCCCAACGGCAAGACCACCGCCGACAACATTCAGATGCTGCGGTGCGCCTCCGGATTCGCCTTCGCCGCGAGGGGTGTCGATGCCGCGAACCTGGGCTTGAAGGAGAAAGACACCCGGCCGGACCTGATCCTGCTGGACGATGTTGAGCCTGACGAAGCTTCGTACAGCCAGTACCAGATGGAGAAGCGACGCGGGACCATCATCGAGGCGATCTTGCCGATGAACCTGCGCGCCCATGTCGCGATCGTCGGCACCGTTACCATGCCCGGCTCGATCGTGCACCAACTGGTCGCGAAAGCCCGGGGCGATGACGAGATCGAGAAGTGGATCGACGAGGAGAATTTCCAGCCCCATCATCACATGCCGATCCTGCTGCGCGACGACGGCACCGAACGCAGCATCTGGCCGTTCAAATGGCCGGTGCAGTTCCTGCGCAGCATCCAGCGGACCCGGTCCTACGCCAAGAACTTCTTGAACGACCCGGTCGGCAACGAGGGCGGGTACTGGACCCTGGAGGACTTCACCTACCTGCAGCTGCCGAACGTCACCCGTCAGATGATCTCGGTCGACCCGACGATCACCACCAAGACCCAGTCCGACCCTGCCGGCATATCGGTCATCTCCTATGCTCCGGCGTACAAGGTCGAGCAGCACGGGCAGTTGCCGGTGAAGATGCCCAGCCGCTGCCAGGTGGATTTCGCGGCGGAGGTGCGCCTGGTCGGCGAGCCGTTGCGGCAGTACCTGCTGAAGCTGTGCCGGCAGTACCCCCGGGTGTCGCTGATCGTGGTCGAAGCGAACCAGGGCGGGGAGAACTGGCACTCAATCCTGCATGACATGCCGGTGCGGGTGGTGATCGTGTATTCGACCGCACCCAAAGAGGTGCGGGCGGCCAACCTGCTCGAGCTGTACCAGCACAATCCGCCCCGGGTGGTGCACGCTCAACGGCACACCCTGCTCGAGCAACAGATGGCGTCGTTCCCGCGCGGCAAGGACGACCTGGTCGACTCGGTCGGGGCGATCTGCCTGCGCGTGCTGGCCAACCGGGTCAAAGAGGGCGTGATGTTCCCGAAGTAGTTCGACTTCGATGCAGTTGCATGCGTTGTGCCATCGTGGTAGGATGGCGGCATGGCATACGACATCTGGCAACCCATGCACAGACGCGAATCTCGACTATCGCGGGTGGGTGACTGGTTCAAGCGCAACCTCGTCGGCGTGCTCGTGGGCGTCGTGATCTCCCTGCTGATGACCGGCGGTCTGGTCCGGGCGGCGAACACCCCGCCGAACACCAACGGGCAGCAGGTTTTCTGTCCGAGCGGCGCAGACCTGGTCGTGCACGGCGACGGGACCTGGTCCTGCGGACCGACTCCGACCCCCAGCCCGAGTGCGAGCGCCAGCCCGACACCTTCTACATCGCCGTCCGTGTCACCGAGCGCCAGCCCGAGCGCCAGCCCATCCACCTCGCCGCCCGCGCCGACGCCCAGTGCCAGCCCGACTCCCAGCCCCAGTGGGCCGCCGTCGACTCGTCTGGCGAAGTGCCTGCCCCGTCTGGCCGAGTGCGGCTACCCCCACCCGGGCAACACCGGAGTGCCGGCGGGCGTGACCCTCACCGCTTACACCGGGCCGTCGACGATCACCACGCCCAACACGGTCATCGACGGCAAGACCATGGGCTGCATCAAGGTCCGCGCAGCGGGTGTCGTCATCCAGAACAGCCGCATCACTGGGCCGTGCTCCTATGCGGTGGACGTGGACAGCGGCGGCACGGTCACCGTGCGCAACAGCGTCGTCGACTGCGTCAACCACAAGGGGACGGGATTCGTCTGGCGCAACTACACGGTGCGCTCGACGCAGATCTTGAACTGTGAGAACGGGTTCCACACCAGCGGGAATGTTGATGTCCAGGACTCCTACATCTCCGGCGTGGTCGAAGTTGATGATGGTCACGGCGACGGCGTCCAAGGCTCCAGCGGGTCGAACTACCGGTTCGCGCACAACACCTTCGACCTGCGCAACCCGATCACCTCCTCGATCATCTGGGACGACCAGACGATGCACAACGTTCTGATCGAAGACAACTTCTTCATGGCCGGCGCCTACACGATTTACTGCCCGTCCGCTGGATCGAACGTCGTCTACCGCAACAACCGGTTCTATGGGCCGGTGGGCAACTGGCCGTCTGACCCGGCCCGTCCCGCGTTCGGGTTCTGGACCAATTGCGGGTCGTGGATCGTTCGCACCGGCAACTACCGCGACGACACGCTGGGGGCGATCTAGGCTATGCAGACACCGAGTATCGGGCGGACCCTATCATGCTGAGATTGGCAACGTCGCCTGGTGGCCGCCGCGCGTTTGACGGTCTGATCGACCAATGAAGTAATCACATAGAGTAAGGCCAGGTCGCCCCGCGCTTCCCCAGCTGGTGTCAGGGAGCCCGGGGCGCACCTGCATCCCCGGTATAATGGGTGACATGACGGACGACCAGCCCAGGTGGCCGAAAGGTACGCCGGTGGCCCCAGGCGGCAAGGGGCCAGGCGGTGGGCGGTTCCGTGGTAAGGCGGGCGACCTCGAAGCCGCGATGGCCGGTTGGGGTGGTGGCGGACCCTGGATGGCAGTCACTCTCGGTCTGGATGTGCCTGCTAGCGGGCCACTGCCGCCGCAGCGGCCCCCGTTCACTGCCGTTTTTGATCGAGCCCGGCGCGATCCCACCTCCGGCCGCATCGAGCTAGTGCGCGACTACGGCACTGGTGTCGAGACTTCGCTTTCCCCCGGCATGAACGTCGAGGTGACTCCCCTCGGAGGGTGGATCGGCCAGGTGGTCGACCGCATGGACCGGCGTCGAGGTGTGGCCAGAACCAGTCGAGTCGATTCCACCATGGCTGAGCCAGCCATGCCGGATGCTCAACCTGGCACGGCCTATGACGTGGCCGAACTGCTCGAGCAGGGGCATCGGGTGCAGGTTTATCACCCCTACGGCCAGCTGGATGACAGGTGGTCCGAGGTCCAAGCCGCAGAGGTGGTCGGGGAAGATCACGTGGGCCTGCGGATGCGGCTGGGCCAGGGGAGCGACATATTTACGCATGGCCCGGAGGTGCTGCAGTATCGCATCGTGGGCCGTCGAGAGACCCCGAACCCGCCCGTCCTGCGCGCCGACCGGGTGATTGGGTATCCCGAGGAACTGCCGGCCGACCCGACCGAGCGCCAGCGCGAAGAAATCATGCAGAACCTGGGTGGCCCTCCGATCTACCCGCAGCGGCAGATGCGTCGGGTGTTTGAGCAGTTCGGGATCGAGGTCAGCGAAGACGACCTTGCCTGGCTGATTGACAAGGTCAAGCCGTCGTTCGCCATGCCCTGGTCCGAGTTGGGCAACGCCGTGGTTGAGTACCTGGCCCAACGCGGCAACATTAACGACCTGGTCCGAGTCCAGAAAATGAACTGGGCCGATTCGATCCGCCCCCCCGAGTTGCACGCCGCCATGCGAGCCCCCTTGACTAACGTCGCCCTGGACGACGGGCCGATGCGGTTCGAGGCGGCTTTCGAGCAGTACCTGAAAGAGCGCTACGGGTACGAAAGCGAAGAGCTCGACCGGATCTTGAACAGCGAGGCTTTCCATGAGTCTGTTGCGCCAGACTGGGATCGTTGGGTCGCGGACCGGCCGGGGACCGAACAGATCCTAATGTTCGACCGATTGTTCCAGAACATTACAGACCGCATGCTTTACTACGGCGAGGGTGTCGATGACTAGTCCAGCCGGATTCGCCCAGCAGGTATACCAGCTGCCGTCCAGCGCGTTCGACGAGCCGGCGCTGGTCAACCCTGGCCAGGAGCCGGGGGAGCTCCAGGCCGAGGAGGCTGGCGGCCTGCCCCTGCACGGCACCCCCCGCCTGATGGCTGCGCTGGCCGACCTGAAAGCCGCCCGCGAGGATTACGCCCTGGCGGATAGCATGTGCGGCGGCACGGTTGGTGACGCGCTGCTGAACCGGCGGGTCGCAGAACTGATGGAACGCGCCGGGGTCAACGAGATCGAAGACCTGCAGTATGCTCGAGTCCCGGTCGACACGATGATCAGCAAGCTCGGCATCCGGGCGGTCACTGTCGCGCCCACCGACCTGGACCCCGGCCAGAAGCCCACTCCGGAGCAGGAGTCGCTGGTCGAGCAGGCACAGAAGGTGCTCAGCCAGATCCGGCGGCACAACCAGCTGGACATCGAAGAGGTGGAGCTTTTCCACCGGGCCTGCCGGTACGGCGAAGCTTACATGGAGGTCTGGCCCAGCGGGGCGATCGCGACCGTGGTCGGCGACGACGACGAACCAGAGATGGCCCTGAATATCGACGGGATCGACATCTTCGTGTGCTCGCCGGTCAACGTGCGGGCGTTCTATGATGCCGAGCAGCCGTTGCTGTTGACCCATGTGTTGAAAGCCTGGGAGTGGTACGAGGACGAGGGGCCGGAGGCGAAAGCCCGTTACCGGGCGACCATCTTCGACTACGACGGGATCGAACGCTGGATCTGCGAGCCGGACGGGTCGCCCGACCGGGCGGAGGACTGGAAGCCGTTCGTTGACGACGTCTCTGACGAATGGCCCCTGCCTTACCCGGAGGGGATGGTGGATGACGGCGGTGAGCCGGCCATCCCATTCTTCCACTTCCGCAACGAACGCCCCTACGGTGTGCCCGAACACCGGGCTGCATATGGCCCGCAGCGGCTGATTAACAAGCTGGTCTCGGCGCACGCGGTGTCGATCGACTACCAAGCTTTCCCCCAGCGCTATGCCCTGCTGGACCCGAAGGCAGACGACGCGCTGCTCAACCTGGTCGACCCGGACAATCCGGAGGACGACGACGACGACCCGGAGGGCGGTGGGTTCAGTCAGCTACGGGCGGACCCGGCCGCGCTGTGGAAGCTGCGCGCCCAGTCGGTTGGGCAGTTCTCCCCCGCCGACCCGGCGGTGTTCCTGACCCCCCTGGACCGCTACATCCGCTCGATCGCGGAACTGTGCGGCATCCCCCTGGACCGGTTCACCGGCTACTCGACCCCACCGTCCGGCCAGTCTCGACGGATCGGCAACGAGGTGCTGTATGACAAGGCGGGCCTGCGCAGGCGCCGTTACCAGGGCACCCTCGCCGACGCGTACGAGTTCGCGCTACGGCTGATGGGGTTCGGCGAACTGCAGGTGTTGATCAAATGGGAGCCGATGGATGTCGCAGTCGGTCCCGAAGACTGGGCAGTGATCAGCCAGAAGATCGCCAACGGCGTGCCCAGCCAGCAGGCCCTGGTCGAGGCAGGCTATGCCGAGGACGAGGTTAAGCAATGGCTGCTGGACCAGGGTGGCCAGGACCTGATCCGTCGAGTGGCGCTGCTGAACCAGATCGGCACGGCCGTGCAGGCGCTGGCCGCCGGGGTCGGGGTCGGGATCATCTCGCGCGAGCAGACCGCCGACCTGTTCGCCCGGGTGTTGGGTGAGATCGGGGAGGACATCCCGAGCCTGGAGCAGCCGGTCACGGTGCAGCCACCGCCCATCCCGCCGCAGATGCCTGGCGCCGGCCCTGCCAAGGACGAGGAGGGCGGCACAGCCCCGGCCATGCCGCAGATGCCACCAATGCCCCCGCCAATCCAGGTTGGGCAGGGCGGGGCGCCGCGTCCGCCCAAGCCGTAAACGGGGCGGGCTGTATACTGGTGGGTGAAGCCGGGATGGCTCGCGTGCCACGCGACGTGGTAAACTGAGTGGTCAGTGGTTTACGCTTCGCTGGAGGGATCGCTGTGGCATACAATAGAGATCAGCCCCGGTGGCCTAAGGGCACCCCGCGCAAGGGCAAGGCTGGTGGCGGACAGTGGCGTGAGGATGGCAAGCCCAACGCCCCGCGTCCGTCCTGGGCTGAACGGATGGGCAGCATCATCGGCCGTCGCCGCCGTGGTGACCAGACTCCGCAGGATCCCGACCGGGAACGTCAGATCCAGATTCGTCGTCGCTATGGCATGCCAGATGACGCCAGTGCTGACGAGATCGGCACCCGCATCCGACAGGCCGGCACCACCCAGACCCACATGCGTCCCGGGGAGTCCGCCCAGGAATATGGCGAGCGGCTCGGGGCGGCGGTCGCGGCCAGCCCCTATTGGACCCCCGGTCCGGACCCGTATGAGCCGCAGCCAGACTTGACGGGGTTGGGTGACGATGAGCTCGAGGCTCTGGTTGCTGACGACCGACCCCCGGCCGGGGATTTTGCTGATCAGATCTCGCAGCGGATTGGGCGCAGGCGCGGCGAAGGCCGACCGACTGCGGATTCCGTTACGGACGCTGTTCTGGGGATGCGCGGTAGTTCGCGCGACGAAGTCGACGAGATGATGGACCGGCAGTTCGGTGATACCGATCTGGCCGAGCTCGGTCGCATCCGTGAGGGACTGGCCGCAGGCAATCAGCTGTACGATCGGACCATCGTCAGGGCAATCGACCGGCTGATGGGCCGGCGGACCGGCAACCCTCCCAACCGGGGTACCGCCAGGCTGGAGAGCCTGCGCGATCGCATGGGCGAGTTGCGGCAGGCAGGCACTGGCAACGCTGTCGAAGTGCTTGCCGACAGCCTGGCCGATGTGAGCCTGGCGGATCTACGCGACATGCAGGACCGACTGGAAGAGCAGCACCGAGCGGACGCCCGGTTGTACGATGAACTCTTGGACCGGGCGATTCGGCGGGCGATTCGTAACGCGCGGGGGCGGTAGGCCATGCCCAGGCGTCGCGACTACCACGGCCGCGACCCGGGCGAACGCTGGCCGGCAGGGTCTCCTGACGACGCTAGCGGCGACGGGCAGGGCGGCAGATTCCGTCGGACGGGCTCTGGCGGGGTGCCTGCTGGCGACTGGGCGGAGGTAGTATCCGCCCGCATCGCGGGCGAAAGCATCGATGACCGGGACGAGTCTGCGGTTACCCGCGAAACAGGCGCTGGGTCGATGGCAGACCTGGCGCGCCTGGTTCGGGAGCACGGCGCAATCGATGTGATGATGCGGCGGGACCCGCACTACGGTTGGATGCCGGGCGATCACGAAAGCACCCCGATTGTCATCACCGATGTCAGGGAAGAACCGGGACCGGCCTGGGCGGCCCTGCCGAACATCGGCCTGACTGGTCTGGATCCGGACAGCGATCTGCCCGAGCACCGGCGTGACTCGATCGACCTGGGTGTATATCCGGGTTCATGGACGGTGCGTTGGCGGATGCCGTGGGATGCCCCTGAGGGGCAGCAGCGCACCGCTAGCAACATCTCTGCCCTGCTGGGCGACGACTTCGCCGACGTGGAGATTCAGCAAGATGACGGCACCTGGATATCGGTGGCTGCAGACGTTGGGCGGTATCAGGGGCGACCTAGCGGATATATCTCTCTGCGCGCCCGAGACGGCGGGGTGGAGCCGTTAGGCAACTACAGGGAGGGCGATTTGATCACCGCCCGGGTCCGGGAGTTGACCGAAGAAGAACGGTTGGCGCGCGAGCTCGGGGATGCCGACCCAGTCGACGTGCCAGGCGACAACGAAGGGTGGGACCCGCCGACCAATCTCACTGCTGCGTCCGTGGCAGAGAACGCGGCGAACGGCTACGGAGCCCAGATGTGGAACCCGGACTATGACAGATGGGTTCCCATTCAGATCCAGCGCGAAGACGTTGGCGGCAGAATCCGCTATCGTGTTACCGATGACGACGATGGATTCATTGAGAACTATGCACCGCATGAGCTTCTGCGGGTGCGGACCGCAACCAACCGGACGCCCGCCACCACTCCTGACACTCCGCCGGGAGTGGAGTGGCGGTCCGGTGGTTCTTGGCCCCCCAACGATGTTGCCGCCCTGTTCAGGCAGACAGGCGACGTGCAGATCCGCAACAGTCGCGGTGAGTGGGATAGAGTTGCGTCCGTTGACTATCTGGCCAGCGACGGGCAGTACCGGTTTGTCCTGGAGAACGACGGTGAGATCTTCGAAGACGAAGACAACAATATTCTTGAGACTCGGATCCTGATCCACACGGACTCTTCGCCCACGGTTGCAGTCGAGACCCCGCTGTTGCCGGCCGGAGCCACCTCGGAGCAGTGGCGCGAATATGACAACCTGATCCTAGACAACGCAGTCGAGATCGTGAACGACCCGACTTCGGCGGTGGCGGCGCTCGGGCTTAGCCTGCCGAGAGGGTTCGATCACGACGTGTTCCGCAATTGGGTGACGCAACTGCAATCCCTCCGGCGCACTCCCGGCGCGGAACAGGATGCCCATCGGGCTGCGATGCAGATCAGCCGATTGGCTGGGCTGGACGACTCCCCGTGGATCCAGCAGATGATGCGCCATCGGCTCGGTCGAGGTCCCGCCCCCAGTACGGTGTCGTCTCAACGGCAAGAATACAACGACGAGGTTGCCGACGCTGTGCGACTGGCAGTCGAGGCCGGTCGAATGCGTCTGGCGAGTGGGGGCACAGACCGGGCAGCGGCACATACCGCCTTTAGTGTGCTCGAAGGCGACTATGGCGTGGAAGCCGCCAGTCTGCTCTGGGACGCCCGGGATTCGAGCGGAACGGCTTTCCTTGCGCTGTCCAACAGCTATGACGATTACCTTGCACAGGTCGCGGCGGGTGATCTGCACGGAGCATCAGAGACGATTGACGGGCTGGCGGCCTATACCGGGCTGGACGACATCTTCATTGCCCCCACGGAGGGCGCGTCCATTGCCGCCCCAGCGGCGGGCGCAGACCCTCCCAGTAACGCCACGAGCGTGGTCATGCATGCCAACGTGGAAACCCTGGTCCGGCACAGGAATCTTGGGGCAGAGGTGGCCGTCCAGATCACCACCCCAACTGGTCCCGGTTGGTATGCGGTGCAGTTCCACGGGGTAGAGCACGACGGCACCATTTCCCTGCAAGTTGCGGACATCGCTCACGACGACGAGCCTTGGTATGACTTCGAACCCGGCACACCGGTCCAGTTCGTCCACTTCGACCAAGGTCCCGAGCAATATGAGGCGACCGCCGCCGATTTGGCAGCCGGGCTGTACGGTAGCCCTGGCGAGCTTGAAATTTTGATCCCCACCGGGTGGGAGCTGGTCCGTGGCTGGGACAACGATGGATCGCTGGTAGACATCCTAACCTGGCAGGCGGACGGCACCGAGGGAAGCATCACGCGCACCCCCGGCCAGGAGATTACGTGGCGGCCCCGCCCGCCTGGGGTTACCCCACGTCCTTTGCCGCGCCAACAGGTTGCCCCTCCCACCCCGCCTGCGCCGCAAGTGAGCCCGCTACATTCATGGAACAACCCGCCGGCTGGCGAACTGCCCGGCGGGGCGGCCACCCTGCGCGAGATGATGGAGGTGCTGCAGGCGGCCCAGTTGGGCTGGGCGTCACTAACCATATCGCCGGAACTCAAACGGCGGATCGAGCAGATCTTCGCCTACACCGACCCCTCGTCTGGGCTCGAGGCCAGGATTACCACCATTGAGCTCTCTGCTGCTGGGCGGATGGCTGTCGGTGGCCGGGTGTATGACCAGAACGGTCGCGACGTTGGCAACTGGTCCCGCAACCTCGATGCTGACGGGAATGTCTATCATGCTTATTTCCGACTGAACCCAGACATCCAGGGCGACGGGTTTACCACCCGCTGGTTCGAGCAGGTGCTGGACGGATACCGCGCCGAGGGCATGTCCAAGGTTGCGGTGTCTGCCAACATCGATGTGGGCGGCTACACCTGGTCGCGGTGGTTCGATTTCGCCGACCCTGGGCGCGCCCGGATGTTCTTGGAACAGATGCTGGCGGCGGTTGATCAACGCTGGTACCAACATGTCACCCCCGACACCAAGCAGGAGATCGAAGATTTGATCACTCGGCTGGAGAATGGCGGTCGGGTCACTGCCCGGGAGGTCTCACAGGTCGGCTACAGCAGGCGCCAGCGGATCAACCCCCCTGATGGGTATGAGTCGAATCCCCAGGACTGGGATTCGAACGCCGACTGGATCCGGGATATTCTGCCGCGACGGGGCAGCGGCACGCCGATAGAGATGTGGCTCGGCAAGCACTTCATGCTCGGTAAGTCTTGGGCTGGTGTGCTCGAGCTCTAAACCGGAGTGACACGCGGTGTGGTACAATTGGGGGGGAGAAGAGGAGGCGCGAAATGGACCACAAGGAGTACATGCGGCGGATGCGCGAGATCACCGCAGCATGGAGCAAGCGCTACTCCGAGCGCATCCCGAACGAGTATCCCGCCGGGTCTGACCCCCACGAGGGGGTGGCCCCCGAAGAAAGCGACTATGCCCAGTTCCACGCCCAGCATGCGGCTGCGCCGGAGTTCATGGACATCCTCGAAGAAAAGCTGGCCGCACTCGACCGCGAGTGGGCGCAGTCGCCGGAAGCACAAGGAGCAGGACATGGCCGCTCGTAAGGCGCTAGTGCGCAACCTCGACAAGGTCGTGATCGGTCAGTTGATCGATGACGGCACCCACGAGCCCTACGGCACCAACCCGATGGTGGACGAGATGCTGCGGGCTGACCGACGGGACCGGTTCGACCGGTACTACCTGGGCTACAGCAACGGCTTTACCTTCGAGACGGTGCCGGAGGTGGCGGTCCGCAAGCCGGCCGTGTGGGACCAGTTCCTGGCCTGGGCTCGTAGCGACGGCCGCAACGCCAGCATGGCGGACAAGGTCGCCAAGCTCGATTCCATGGCGGGTGCCCGGTGAGCCGCCGCGACGACCAGGACCGCTGGCCGAAAGGCACCCCGGTTGGGCCGGGTGGCAAAGGCCCAGGTGGTGGGCGGTTCCGCGATGCGGGGCCGTCCGCCCCGGGCGTCGGTGGAGACTGGGCGGACCGAATCTCCAGTTCGATTGGCGGCGATGCTGACAACGAGGCTCTCCTTGATTGGGAGACGAAAGCTTCCGAGTACATGCGCAGCGTCGAGAGCATGCGCGACGACGAGATCAACGACTTCTGGGAGTGGGTGGCCCTGACCGGAGGGGGCGGCCCCGACGACGGGGACCCGGAGGACTGGGCTGCTCGAGTCCTGTCGGAGTTCTATGAAGACCGAGACGACGGGAACGAGGATGGCATCTCCCCTGGGGAGGCCGCCTATGACCCCCGCACAACCAGTTTCGTGGTGGGCATGACCGTCAACCTGCCAGGCGGCGGTAGGGGTCGGGTCACCGCCGTGGGTAGTGACGGGTTCGTGTTCGTGCAGCCCGATGGGGGCGGCCAAGTCCAGGTGCACACCGCCAGCTTCTTGCGGAGCCTGCGGGACGGCTGAAAGGCGTGAGCGATGCCAGCACCAGCCGATCAACCCCGGTGGCCGGAGAATATCCCCTGGAGTCCCAGGGGGCCGGCACCGGGGCGTTGGCGTAGTCGCGCTGACGCCACGTCTTGGACCGACCTGCTATACCAGCGGATCACCGGGCAGCCTGTCTGGGCGGACCGCAGCCGGGTTGCCCTACAGGCCCTGGGTCGCCCAACCAGCCGGCGGCGGCTTGGCGGCGGGGCGATCGCTGAAACCGAAGTGCTTACCTACGCTGACGGTTCGGCTGCGATCCGCAAGATCTTCGGTGGCGAGGCCGATGATCGGTTGAACCAACACCGGGCCAGCGCAGAGTACATGGCGTCGCTGGTCGCCCAGGCGGTCGGCGCGACCGCCCCTGCTGTGGTGAAAGACCCGACCGACCCGGAACACTCGGTGATCATGGGCCGGGTCACCGGTGACATGGGGACTATCCACACCGGAGAGGCTAGCGCCGAGGAATGGGGCCAGGCGCTATATTACTTGACCCAAACCGATGGCGGGCTGCGGATCGGCCTGCTGGACGTGCTGATTGCCAACCAGGACCGCCACTCGATGAACTGGTTGCTGTCCGACCAGATGGCCGATCCCCACCCGTGGAACCCTACCCGAGAGGACATGCGCCGACCGATCGCGATCGATCATTCGGAAGCGTTCCCTCTGGCCACGCTCGCGCAGGCGTACCACTTCCGGATCGCCGACCCACAGGGGCAGCCGCTGTACACGATGCCATTGGAGGTCGGGGCCTACGGCGGCTTCTTTACTCCCTGGATGCAGCGGACGAACGATGTCGTGGACATGCTCGGTAACCCGGTGGCACAGGCCCCCCTTCTCGGGGCCTACGCCTACCGGGATGGCAATCCGCTGCACCCAGATGACGTTCCGGTGTTGCGTGCCCGGCTGGAACGGCTGAAGTCGCTGTTCGAGGATGAGCCGACCGGGCACTTGGCATACCAGGACATGATGGCTCGGTTTGAGCAACTGGCCGCGCGAGCAGGCGGGCGCGAGAGGATGTTTCCCGATGTCTGATGACCAGCCGCGTTGGCCCGCCGGCACCCCTGTTGCGCCTGGCGGCAAAGGCCCTGGCGGCGGTCGCTTCCGTGGGATTGGCGTGCCCGGTCGGGGGGGGTGGGTCGAACAGGTCTCGGGTCGGTTTGCCCGAGGCTGGGCCAATGATGATCGTAGCCGGGACGAACTGTTCGAGGTCGTGCAGTCGGCTGCGTCCGCCCCCGATGGCATGCCGCCCGGGGCTACCATGGAGAACTACAGCGGCGATGCCGCGACTGTTTGGCGCATCGACTTGCCGGATGGTCGATCCGTGGTGCGCAAATCCTACGACGAAGCATTGTCGGACTATTACGATGGCGAATATGACGAGCAGTACGATGACGACGACGGGGAGTATTTGTCGGTCGACGATCCTCGCAGACGACCAGCCAAAGAGGATGAAGTTCATGCACGGGCGGAGTGGGTGTCTGCTCGGGTCGCGCGGGCAGTCGGCGCGTTGGTCCCCCCGGTGGTTTTTGACCCCCAATGGGGCGGCGCGGTGTGGATGGGCTGGGTCGATGGCAAGACTGGCATCAACTGGGACTTTGAACACCAGGACAAGGGGGCGACACTCGCTGCCAAGCAGGATATGTGGCGGCTTGGACTGCTCGACCTACTGATCATCAATAGCGATCGCCACGAACTGAACTGGCTTTTCACCGAGGACGGTCGGGTTTTTGGGATCGACCATGGCTATGCGGGACTGTTCACGGATTTTGTCCCGACCGAGGCCATTGGGGCGATCTCGCCATTCGCCCAACTGTATTACGACAGCGGCGAGAAACTTAAACCGAACATCTTACATCCGGACGACATCGATGATGTCATCGGGCGGCTTGGGGGCCTGTGGGAAGACGGCACCTTGAGTGAGCCCGAGTACAACTACATGGTGCGGGTGATGAACTGGCTGCGCCCCCACGCTACCGGCACTAGGAGGCTGATCCCGTGAGTGACCAGTCGCGCTGGCCTGCGGGCACCCCGGTCGCCCCCGGCGGACGCGGTCCTGGCGGGGGGCGGTTTCGGGAGCGCTGGGCCGATGCCATTGTTTACAGCTTGACTGGACACATACCGGTTCCCCGGACGCGGGTCGCGGTTGACCCGCAGATTGCTGCCGATCTGTATGCGGTTGCTCGATATGACGTGGGCGCCCCATCCGGAGTGGAGATCCAAGCTAGCCAGGAGTTGTGGGAAGAACGCAGTCGGTGGTGGGATCGCCGCCACGACGTGAACAGCCGTCTGCGGGCGGCTGTTGATGACACTCTCTCACGCGAGCAGATCATGGAACGGGCATATCGTGATGCCGGCATCGACCACTACTTCGAGGAGTACGTCGAACGCAACGGGATAACTGACCCTGAGGCGTTCAAGCGGCAGGCCGTTGAGCGCATGCGGCAATATTGGGCTGGGATGGAAGTCGCAATCCGGATCACTCCGACCGGCCTGGAAAGGATGTTGGGAGACCGGCGATTCCGAACGGTGCACGAGACTGGGCGCAGTGGGGGGCTGAACGACGCAGATGTGCGTGCCCGTCACGAGGCGGTTACCTGGGGCTATCTGCCAGAAGGCGATCCTCGAGCTCGGCCGGTGTATGGCTACTTGATGGACCGGGATCGTCCAGCCGGCGACAAAGATTCGTTCGCCGACAACGGTGATGCCCTGTCGCAGTACGGTCGAGTTCAAGTGGTGTTGCGCAGCAGTGTTCGCCAACGAACTACCGCGATGTACGGCGATTCCCTGGACATGAAGCTGTTTGGCGAACCGTCCCCGGTCGATGATCCCGACTGGCGCAGCTGGACGTTCGGTCGGGGTGGGATCTTCGGAGCCCCCTACATGGGTCTGGATCGTGACAACTTGCACACGAGCTTGGCGTACATCGAGGCACAGGTCCATGGCGGGGTGGAATCGGAAGACATCGAGCGAGTAATCTTCACAGATCGGGGGCCGCCGGCTGCGCTGCGGCGGCTGCTGGAGGAACACGGGATCGGCTGGAGCGTGGTACGCAGTGGCTGACCAGGCGCGTTGGCCCCGGGGCACGCCGGTGGCCCCCGGCGGCCGTGGCCCCGGCGGGGGGCGATTCCGCGACGCCGAGGTCGATTGGGCCGACCTGGCGGTCGATCGAATGATGCCTGCCCGCAACCCCCGGCTGGGGCTGAGTCGCGCCGAGCTCCAGGACCTGATCGACAATCCGCCCGAGTCCATTCCGGGACCACCCAGAACGCTGCCGGCTCTGGACGCAGCAGTTCAGATGATGCAAGACGAGCTCGGCGAGTATGAGGTGCAGCACGACGGCGCCTGGCGGCAGATGGCCTCCATTGCCCCCTTGTCGGTTGGGGGGCTGCTATACCGCTCCTGGGTGCCCGAACAGTTGCAGTGGGAAGTCGGCCGCGACGAACCTGTCACCTTCCGGCGCCACCCCCCGCCATACACCCGGGAGGACATCTCCGATGGCGGTGGGAGCTACACCCAACGCGTGGTGTGGAACGATGGCCGGCGAGTCGTAGTCAAAGGCGGCGGCGCCACCCGGGACACCGATGCGGAATATCTGGCGAGCCTGGTCGGGCAGGCAGTCGGAGCTCCGGTGCCCGAAGTGCTCCGGATCAGCAGTCAGACTGTCTGGATGGGCCATGTCAGTGGCGATTCGGGGATGATGGTTGCACAAAAGCGCGGCCTGGACCCGTACGAGGTCACCGACGACTGGGAAGAGATCTGGGCCGACCAGGAACCCGGGTGGCGGCTCGGGTTGCTCGACGTGCTGATCATGAACGAAGACCGACACCACGGCAACTGGCTGTTCGAGGACCCATCCGACCCCGCCAGCATTGTTGGGATTGACCACGGTCGGGCCTGGTGGGTTGCCGACCGGTTGCGCCCGGTTGAGCCCGGGGAGCGCCCGATCGGCTTGAAGCCTGATTGGACGGCTATCCGGCGGGCGGTCTACGATGGGGCAGTGCCCCACGGTTGGCGCACCGATCGGACGACCCTGCAGGAGGTGCAGCAGATGGACGCCCGAATCCGTGCACTCGAGCCCGAGTTCCTGGCGCTGGACCGAGGGCGTTGGTTCGACCACACGCTTGCTGCTTGGGACAGTTTCGTAGCCGCGATGCAGGCCGACCATGGGTGATCAACCGAGGTGGCCCGCCGGCACGCCGGTGGCTCCTTCAGGGAAGGGACCCGGCGGGGGGCGGTTCCGGGCAACTGGGCCGATACATTGGCGGGTGTTCCCGACCGGTGTGCTGCCCGATCTGGTTCCCGGGGACGACTCGCGCGACGCAGTCCTGCAGATACGCCGGGGCGAGGAACATGGTGGTGGGCTAGGCCGGTGGTGGTTCGCTGCGGGCGATGAGGAGCACAACGACGAAGAATCGGCCCGACGCGGCGCTGAACACTACGGTGGCGAGGGTCAAATCCTGGTCGGGGCTCGGTTTGAGCACCCGGAGCGGTTGGAGAGCCCCAGGCACTCCAGTGGGCTCTATGCCCGCGAACCGCTGCAGTTGTTGGTCGAACAGGTGCACGTCTGGGAGAACGGTCGGTGGGAGCCGATCGAGGTACCGGAGGGATTGACCTCTTGGACTTCTGCGCCGCACGATTGGGCCGAACAGGTGGCGGGACGGCTGCCCGGTGAGCGTCGGGCGGCCGGTCGCGAAGCACTGGAGGCGATTCCTCTCAGCATCCGAGACGGTCGGGGATTTGCCATTGCGCTCTTCGGGGACCAGGATTACTATGCGCCCGGTGGCGGCGCCGACACGCTCCACGCGATCCACGACTACCAGTCGGTTGGCTATCGCGACGTTAACCCACACCTGCGCAATCCCGCCGAGGTTTCTCTTGCGCGCTACCGGCATCGCTGGGGGCAGTGGGAAAGTCCGGATGATATTGAAGCCATGGCCAAAGTTGAGGCACGAGCGCAACGGCTGATGGAGCTCATGGGAGAACACGTTACGCTGATCGATCGCGCATTGGATGCGTCGCGCACCGAGAGAGATGTCGAGCTCTGGCGTGGGTTCGACGGTGGATATCTTGGCGATCTGTCAGTTGGGTCTACTTGGTCCGATGGGGCTTACACCTCTACCACGGCAGACCGGGAGGTTGCCTCGATGTTTGCATCACACGAAGCCGGGGGCGTGCTTGTGCGGCTTCTCGTCCCTCGGGGAACCCCGGCATTGCGGATGTCTGACTTCTATGCCCCGGGGACAGCTGATGGCATCCGTGGTGAGGCCGAGGTGTTGTTGGGTCGGGGGCTTGAGTTCGTGGTGGTGGCCGACCGGGGGATAGTGGAAGTCGACCAAGAAGCTGATGGGACGCCGCGCATGGCCCGGGTGTTCGATGTGGCAGTCCGAGAGATGGAATAGAAGACTTGACTAGCCCGCTGCCGACAGCACCCGACCCCACTCAGCTGGCGGTCGAGCTCGCGGCTGCCCAGGCGGTCACCGGCGGGCTGCAGGCCCAGCTACAAGAAGCCACTCGGCAGATCATCGGGCTATACATCGCGTACGCCGGCAGTGTCAACAACCCGATCCCGCAGAACGCTCGACGGGCATTCACTGCAGCCGCCGCCCGCGTCATCTCCTCGGTCGTGGTCGACATCCGGCAGGTCCTGTGGGAGATGGTGTGGCAGGCGCTGATGGAAGGGCAACGCGCTGCCCTGTCCTATCTGGCCGACTCGACCCAGCAGATGCTGACCCAGTACGGTGCAGCCGCCTATCACGAGGCAGTGGCCGGCGCGGTCTCTGCGGCCAGGTCGTACGGTGGCCAGGCGTTGGGCACCGCGCAGTGGGCAGGCAACGTGGTGTCGACCGCACAGGCTCGGCTGGACGCTGCGCTCATGGCAGCGCGCTCGCACCACCGTCTGGCCGCTGTTGGCGGCGGGGAGATCACGTTCGAGTCCGTGTTGGCGGGCCTGGCACCCCTGCAGCAGACCTTGAACGATCTGGAACGTGACACCCGGTGGGCGATCAACTCGGCATTCAACCAGGCCAGCCGCGACATCTCCGACTCACACGGGGTGGCCCGGATGTGGGTCGCGGAAGAGGACGCCTGTCTGCACTGTCTGGCGCTGTCCGGTGAGATCGCCGGCCCTGGCCGCCCGTTCGACGCCGACCTGACCTACTACGTCGCCCCCAATGGCAACCTGAAGCCCCTGCCGGTATATCCGGTCGGTGGGTACCTCTGGGGGCCGCCGCGCCACCCGAACTGCCGATGCAGCCAGATACCCGTACCGGAGCTCTCCGGTTACCCGGTGATGCCATGGGAGGCGCGGGAATACCACCCGGCGCAGGCGCTGCAGCGGGAAGCTCGCCGCTCGGTCCTGCGGGGCGACTCCGGATCGGATTCACTGCCTGCACGGCTGCGGGCTACTGCCGGGCTGTTGGCCATCGGGGCTCGTCTGCCCCGGTCTGTGGAGGCTCGAGCTCGTGCCGCACTGCGCGCCGGACGCTACCCGGATCGGCGTTGGGATAGGTCGCAGACACCGTGATCTAGTAAACTCGACCCCAACAACCAGCGAGACGCTGAAAGGAACCGGTCGAGATGACCCTTCAGACCTGGCCCGTCCTGCTCGGGTATACCCCTGGCGGCAAACCGATCTACCACATCGCGGGCGGCGCTCCCATCACCGCTGAGCCGGACGACGACGACTTCGACGACGGCTCCGATGGCGACGATGGTCCGGCTGCTTCGACGACCACAGCCCCCCCGATGCCCGGGGTGCCTGCTGCGGCCCCTGCAGCCGCCCCGACTGTCGAAGATCTGCAGGCCCAGCTGGAGCGCTCGCAGGCCGCGAACCGGCGCAACAACGCCGAGTTGACACAGCGCCGGCACGTGCAGAAGTTCATGGACAAAGCCGGGGTTCGGACCTACGACGAACTATTGGCGAAGTTCGGGATCGACCCGGACGGCAACCCGGTCGCGCCTGCCGCCCCCGAACCGGCCGCCACTGCTCCTGAGCCGACCGCCGCCACCGAGCCGGCGCCGGTGGATGAGACGGAGATCGAACGCAGGGTACGCGCTAAGTTCGAGCGCGACCTGGCGCAGAAGGAGGAGCGGGCAGCCGCTCTCACGGAGGCCCTGCGTAGCACGGCGATCCAGGCTGCCCTGACTGCGGCCAAGTTCACCGGCACCTTCGAGAAGGCATTGCTGGTCATGGACTTGTCCAGGGTCGATGTCGAGGAGGACGGCAAGGTCACAGGGGTGGAGGCAGCGGTGCAGGGCTTGCGGGAGGAGATCCCGGAGTGGTTCCGCCGCGAAGCCCCCCCGCCACCACCTCGCCGGCAGGTCGGGGTGGACCGGGGTGACAAGCGCCAGCCGGCGGCCAGACCCCCGACATGGGAGCAACGGGCTGCGGACCGGATGATCCGGGGACGCTAAGACCCAGGCGCCCCCCATTGCCCCGAAACGGACAACCGGCGAGGGTGGTGGGGGGCGTCCTGTGTACGTGCTACAATCGTAGACATCAGGGGGCAAGCCTCCCCCCGCCCGGGATGGGCATCCGCTCGCGACGAGCACACTCGAGACGGACCTATCCCGCGTGGCGCGGGGGGAGGATTTTCAACCCGATGGATCGCATGAAGCTTCCCGGCCGGGCCGAATGGCTCGTTGTGCCGGACGAGGACATCAACCCGTTCAAGTCGGCCCCCGGGGTGCTGCTCGGGTTCACCGACAGCGGCAAGCCGATCTTCCACGTGACCGGTGGTGCGCCGGCCAACGTCGACGACTGGATCCCGATCGAGTACGACTCCGAGGTCGTGCAGCGGGTTCTGATGGAGTCGTGCATCGAGCGTTATGCCAACCGCGTGCCGATGCGCTCCAAGACCAAGAGCATCCCGCGTTCGGCGGGCATCGTGGTCTCGGCCGGCACGACCTACACCGACGACACCTCCACCAACGACGAGGTGACGATCACCGCCCGCCGGTTCATCGCTCGATTCAAGATCGACGAGGACGACCTGGCGGACGCCTCGACTCGGGTCGACGTGATCCGCACCAAGGGCGTGGACTGGGCGATCTCCTACGCCGACACGTTCGACAACGCGTGTCTCGCGGTCACTGGCGCGGAGAACGGCACCACGGTCCCGTTCACCAGCCTCTACCGCCAGCTGCGTTCGACCGACAACGACGTGTCGTACACGGCGGACGACAACTACCTGACCTGGGATGACGACAAGATCGCCATCAGCGGCACCCCGGACGGCACCTCGCTCTACGAGAAGCTGTCGGGCATGTTCCGACTCGTCGAGACCGGTAAGTACTGGTCGCCGGCCGACTCGCTGGTGATCGCCCACCCGGGCTGGCGCGACGCGCTGCGCCTGTGCACCGACGCCCAGGGCCGTCCGATCTTCCAGCCTGGTGCTGGGTTCGGCCTGCCGGGCAACGGCACCCCGGACATGCTGTTCAACACGCCGATCTCCTGGAGCCGTGGCGCCAAGACCTCAGCGCTGAACAGCGGCTCGCCGGACGGCAACGACCTGATCTTCTTCGTCAACCGGCGATTCCTGCGCCGGGGCGACCGGTCCGGTCCGGAGACGCTGACCGACGACGCGCGGGCGCAGGACGACACCGACGACTACGCGATCAAGTTCCGCACGCGTCGGGCGTTCAAGTGCACCCACCCGGCGGCTGCGGCCGTGGTCGAGCGGCTGACCGACTAAGCCCTCTGCGAGAGGTTGTAGCAACCCACACCGGCCGGGCCGACACCCGGCCGGTGTGTCGTAGGGAGAGGGGGCGGTTGTGACCACACCGGTGTTCAACGTGACCGGCTCGGAAGCCGGGACCATCGTGATCAGGGTCCAGATGCAGGACTCGGACGGCGTCGCCATCGATCTTTCCAGCGGCTACACCGGCCAGATCCAGGTCCGCGAGACCGACCTGTCCGAGGATGTCCTGGCTGAGGGGACGGTCGAGTTCTCGGCGGACGGCATCGTGACTGCCACCATCGCGGCAACAGACACCCTGGACTGGACCACCGGGGTCTACGACATCCGGGTCGAATCGGCGGGCGTGGTCGAGTACGTCTGTCGAGGTACGATCACTTTGATCCCAACGGTGACCCGAGAATGAGCACAACGTTCCGCCGACCGGCTGTAGTAGTCTACCGCCGCGATGCAGTGGCCGCCGTCTACCGGCGTCATCCCGTGGTAGTCTTTAGGAGACTGGAACAAGCTGCCTAGGGAGGGCTCGAGCATGGGATTGTACGACGGTTGGTCGCAGGCGCAGTTACAGGCTGCGTGCAAAGATCGCGAGCTTTCGGCAGGCGGGTCCAACGCCGAGATGACTGCCCGGCTGGAGGAGTTCGACGCCAACCAGCTTCTTGGCGGGGACGAGCCTAAGCCGGCCAGCGCCCAGCCCGATCCTCCGGCAGAGGGTGCGGCCGACGCGCTCGCGAGGGCTGACGAGGCCAGTGACCGCGACGACGAGTTGCACATGGCCACGGCGCCCCCACCGGTTGACCCGCCCAAGGGCAACGGGCTGCAGACTCGAGTGGCCAGCGAGCAGAACCTGTACCGGATCGCGTTCTCCTGCCCCAGCGAACTGTCCACCGGGCTGCACGAGGATTTCCGGCTGCGGGCCTACAACCAGGCAATCGAGGCTGGCAAGACGCCGCGCGGTGGCCTGGCCGGGGTGCACCGGACTGGTTTCTCTGTCATCAATGGCGTGCGGCACGCGATCTACGCGGTGTCGCTGCGTCGCTGAAGGGGGCATCGATGATCGACGAGACCCTAGAGACCTGGGCGGACATCGCCGACGTCTACAACCTGACGGGCGAGCACGTGTCTGCGGTTGTGCTCACCCAAGCCCAGGGGATCATCGATCTGTTCAGCGGAACGACGTTCGCCGCCCGGGGCAACCTGTCCCAGCGCAACCTGCGACACCTGAATCGGGCGGTGGCCTATCAGGCTGGCTGGATGCCGCACCACCCGGATCTGTTCAGCCACATGGAAGTGGAGAGCATTAGCCAAGACGGGGCGACCGCGACCCCGGCCAACGAGAACGCCCGGCTACTGGCGCCGTTCGCTGCTCGCTGCCTTAAGCGGCTCACCTGGGTGCAGAAGCCGCTGCGCATCCGGCGCCGCTATGGCCAGTTCGACGATGTTGACGGCCCGCGTGACTCGGCAGTGGCGGACGACAACCGCAACTGGACATCGATGCGATGATTGCGGCGGCCAACACTAAGATCACCATCTTGCGCGGGACTCAGGTGGACGCTTTCGGTGACACGGTCGATTCCGACGTCGCGGTGTATTCCGACATCCAGGCGGCGATCACCGAGAGCAACAGGCGGGTCTACCTGCCAGCAGAGAAAGCCTCGCGGGTGGTTCGGGCCTACGCCTGCCGGGTCGGGTACGAGGTGGATCTGCGCAAGGACGACCGCATCCGGGACCAGCTGTCCGGCACGGTCTATGTGGTCACCGAGTTGAACGAGCCGCTGCGCGTCGCCGGCACCCTGCCCGATCGGGTCGCCACCCTCTCCCGTACTACCTGACCGGTATAATCGGGACAGGGCGCAGCGGGTAGACCGCACGAAACGCCCGGATTGCCGGCCCGTAGAGGGAGGTGGGGGTTTTGGCACGCGCTTACGTACCAACCGCCACCGCGCAGATCCACATCGATGAAATCCGCCGCGACATCCGGATTTGGCTCGCCGAGGAGATCTCCCGCGACGCCAAGCGTTACGCCGCTCGCGACACCGGCTACATGAAGGCCCACATCGGGCCGACCCACGATCACACCCGAGTGACAGCGCCGGGCGCCGGCATGCCGCCCAACGCGGACGCCCCTGCCTATGTGGAGTTCGGCACTCGCCCCCACCTGATCCCCAACGCGTTCGGTCTCGGGATCACGGTCCAACATCCGGGCACTGAGGCGCAGCCGTTCCTGCGCCCCGCTGCATACACTAAGCGTCGCGTCCCGCCATCGGTGGTCCGAGCTCGGGGGAGTTGGTCCGCGCGATGAGCGATCCGCTGCTTCCCAACTCGCTACTGGTGGCCAAGCACTGGCTGCTCGCGGCGGTCGGGGGTCTGGACCAGAACGTGGCGACCACCCTGCCAGACCCGCCGTGGCACAACGACGAGTTCCTGCAGGTGATGAACGTCGGCGGAGCGCCCGATCTCGACGTCCCGATGTTCCACCCGGTGGTGTCGGTGAACTGCTTCGCCATGAAGCCGAACTCGACCAAGCCGCCATGGGGGCGGGCCGCACAACTGGGGATGCGGGTAATCAAGGCGACCTACCAGATCGCCTACGCGCCCAGTACCAGGGTCGAGCTTAACCTCCCGGACGGCTATGGCCGGGCGATCGTGCATTCGGTGTCTGCGGTGTCGGACCTGCGCGAGATCCCATCCGACCCCAGTCAGTATGCGGCGTACAACCTGGACCTGGCGATTCACTGGACCCCGGCCAGTCTGGTGGTGACCTGACATGGCCCGATTCGCACTGGTCGGCGCCAGGTCGGGGCAATTGCTGACATATATGGGTCGGATCTTGCTGCACGACAACCGGGCCGAGATGGAGTTCCTGTTCCCCGGGGCTCGAGTGGTGCGGGTCTCGGACGGGGACCTGGGCCAGGCGTGGATGTGGGTCAAGAACCATCCGGACATGTCCCACGTGCAGTGGCCGCTGCGGCGGGAGGATTTCGTCCGATGACCAAGATGTTGGGGCGGCTGTGCCGGCGGCGGTTCACTTGCCAATGCTGTGACTGGTCCTGCACCATAAAGATCCAGCGGGTCCGGGAGACCCGCGCATGGCGCCGGGAGGTGGACCGTGGCGAAGCGTAAAGGCTCGCATCGTGGTTTCCGCAGCAAGGCTCAGTGGCGCCTGTTCTTCGCCAACCCGCGCCTGCGCCGCTACGCCCGCAAGTGGGCGCACAAGACCCCAGGTGGACCGGTGGTACGCTACCGGCGCCTGCCAGAACGTGTGAGTGTCCCGAAGTCCCGCAGCGTGCGGGGCAGGAAAAACAAGTAGGAGGTACTGCGGTGGCTACCGTTACCGTAACCAACCTGATCCAAGGTCCCGGCACGCTGTACCTCGGGGATTACTCCGCGACGGCGGCGAACGAGCCGGCGGCCAGTGCGATCAACACCAGTCCGGCTGCATCGGCCTGGACCGACCTGGGCGGCACTAAGGATGGCGTGACCATCGAGGTGGCCCGGGAGTACGCGGAGCTCGCGGTCGACCAGATCATCGACGTGCCCGATCGGCGCCAGACCAAGCGTGAGGTCACCCTGGCCACCAACCTGGCCGAGGTCACTCTTGAGAACCTCGCTTTGGCCTGCAACGAGGAGGCAGACACGGCGGTCACGACCGGGTCGGGCTACAAGGAGTACAGCCCGGACGAGAACCCGTTCATGCCGAACTTCAAGGCGCTGATCTTCGACGGCTACGCCCCGCAGGCGTACCGGCGGCGAGTCTGCGCCCGACGCATCCTGTCGGTCGACCCTGTCGCGACCGCGTACAAGAAGGACGACCAGGCGGTGTACACGGTGAAGTGGGCGACCCACTACGTGTCCAGCGCTGTCCGGCCCTACCGGATCATCGATCAGACCAGCTAAGGAGTCTGCGTGACGCAGCAGCTAGAGGCCACAGTGGTAGACAGCGGGTTCGGGGTCAACCCGGACCTGCTGACAGACGGCGGACCGGGCGACCTGCCCGCCGGGGTGTTCGCAGTCGGCACCGAGGTGCCCGCGAATCGGGTGGAACTGTTCCGGGCCAACGGACGGATCTATACCGCCCCGAGGGTCGCCGACCCCCGGATCACATTCCGGTTCATGCGAGCCCTGCACCGGCGGGTCAACCAGGAGCAGGCCATCTCGGACATGATGTACGAGATCCTGGGCGAGCCGGTGGTCGACGAACTGGCCGATGGCGACCTGACCGAGGACCAGCTGGCCCAGGTGATGAAGGTGATCACCAAATACACGATGTCGGCGTTCAACCGGGCTGGCCTGGGAAACTCCTAGACGAGGCGGCCGGGCTGCTATGGGTGCTGGAACTGGACGAGGATATCGAGTCCGACCTGCACAGATTCCATGGCGTCTGGGTTGACCTCGATCAGGACCAGTTCGCCGGGCTGTCCTCGGAGCGGCTGTTCAGCTTGATCCTGCGGCTTCCGGCCTACGACGGAGCGCTAGCCGCCCGGGTGTACCACATGCAGGAGGAGGCGAAGAAACACAACCCCAGCCATTCTGTTGCGCAGCCCGGCGCGGTCCAAAACGACAACGTCCACACGCTGCTAGCAGACCCGGCAGTCGCCCAGTATTTCGAGTACGAACAGGTGTAGGGGAGGGTCGACGTGGCGGTTGGGTTCAAAGTCGCCGACGCCTACGTCGACGTCCATGTCGAAGACGGCACTAAGGTCGGGCGCGATAAGATCGGCCGGGACACCGACAGGTGGGCCAA